GTTCAACTCGATGACGCCACTTACTACATTGATCCTACTACAGGAATCAGTTACGGCATCAAGATCATCAATCAGCAACAATATGATGGGATTGCTGTTAAAACGGTAACTTCCACCTACCCTCAGGTTATTTGGATAAATTACAACGATGACAACGCCGAAATGGCGATCTATCCTGTACCCACAAGGGCTTTACAGTGGCATTTTATTTCCGTGCATGAGTTGGCACAACCCACCACTCTTACCACAGAGTTGATTTTTCCTCCTGGTTACAAGCGTGCGTTTAAGTTCAATCTCGCGTGTGAAATTGCTGCTGAATTTGGCGTTGAGCCTTCTCCTACAGTTAAGCGTATCGCCATGGCCAGTAAGAGGAATATCAAGCGCATCAATAACCCCGGTGACATTATGAGTATGCCTTACTCCATTGTTGGCACTCGTCAACGGTTCAATGTGTATGCAGGCAATTACTAATGCCTAAGTCACCTATCCTTGGGTCGACCTATGTCACACGCAGCACTAACGCTGCGTGTGCACGCATGGTTAACTTGTTCCCTGAAATTGTCCCCGAAGGGGGCAAGGAACCCGGGTTTCTCTCGCGTTGCCCAGGACTCAGGTTAATTAAAACCATCGGTAATGGACCTATCCGAGGGATGTGGGCGTTTGGTGATTATGGTTATGTGGTCTCAGGGGTTGAGTTGTACAAGGTCAACTCTAGTTGGGGTGCGGTCAAGGTAGGTAACGTCGCCAGTGGTGGACCTGTGTCGATGGCTGATAATGGGTCACAATTGTTCGTTGCTTGCGATGGTCCTAGCTTCATCTACAACGCAGACACCAATGCGTTCCAGCAGATTACAGACCCTGACTTCCCTGGTGCTAAGACAGTCGGGTATCTGGATGGATACTTTGTGTTTAATGAACCTAACAGTCAGCGTTTGTGGGTAACCGCAATCCTGAACGGTACAGACATCGACGCACTTGACTTCGCTAGTGCTGAAGGCGATCCTGACAATATTGTCGGCATCATCGTAGACCATCGGGAAGTTTGGGTATTCGGTACGCGAACAGTCGAGGTGTGGGCCAACATACCGAATGGGCCGGATTACCCACTACAACGCATTCAGGGTGCGTTCAACGAGATTGGGTGCGCTGCACCTTACTCAATCTGCAAGATGGACAATGGTCTGTTCTGGCTCGGTAGTGACGCCCGGGGTGCTGGTATTGTCTACCGTGCCAATGGTTACAAAGGTGATCGAATCTCCAATCACGGGATGGAGTGGCAGATTCAGCAATACCATGATATCTCCGACGCATTTGGGTACACCTACCAACAAGACGGCCACTCGTTCTATGTGCTTGTGTTTCCCAGTGCTAACGCTACCTGGACTTATGATGTAGCCACTAACTCATGGCATGAACGCGCAGGATGGGACCAGAACGCAGGGCGGTTCACCCGTCACCGTGGAAACTGTCAGATGTTTTTCAATGGGATGGTACTTATCGGAGATTATGACAACGGTAAAGTCTACACCTATGACGCTGATACGTACTCTGATGATGGGTTGATTCAAAAGTGGCTCAGATCTTGGCGTGCTCTACCTACGGGACAGAATAACCTAAAACGCACTGCACAACACTCGCTCCAGATTGACATGGAGACTGGTGTGGGGCTTGATGGTGTTCAGCAAGGGACAGATCCTCAGTTGATGATGCGCTACTCGGACGACGGTGGACATACGTGGTCTAGTTTCAAGACGCGCACCATGGGTCGAATTGGCGAGTTTGCTACGCGGGTTATCTTCCGTCGGCTGGGGATGACCACTAAACTACGGGATCGTGTATATGAGATCAGCGGCACTGACCCTGTAAGAGTAGTGATTATGGGCGCTCAGATTGACATGGATGGGACTAACAGCTAATGGGTACTCAAATCACACCACCTCGTGTGGATCTTATTGACCCTAAGACTGGGCAAATTAGTCGCCCTTGGTATTTGTTTTTCCTGAGTCTTTACCAAGCTACAGGGTCAGGGGGATCTACGATATCTCTGGACGACTTGTTAGTCGGCCCACCATCGTTGCCTGGAGTGAGTTATGACGAATTGGCGGCACTCGTTGGTCAATTCTCAGTCGGTGGAGTCTTACCGACTAATCAGCCTTTCACCCAATCGGATCATATTGATACTAGTCCGATTGATCTAAGCCCTCTGTCAGATAAAATTGACGGGTTGTCGGTAGCACCAGTCGCACAGCCCCAGTTAGCTCCTACTACAGGGCGTGCTGTGTTGGTTGCCGGTACTGTCACTGTAGCTAACCCTAACGTGACAGCAGCATCGAATATCATGCTGACCTCTCAGGCAGACGGGGGTGTACCTGGGTGGATTAGGGTATCTGCTAGAACAGCGGGCACATCTTTTACCATCTCTAGTAGTTCTGTAGCAGATACGAGTACAATTGCATATCAGATAAATTAAGGGGCTGTAATGGGTACAGTAACAGTTAAAGTCCTTATTCCAGCTAAGATCGCAGAGAACGCACAGACAACCCAGTACACTGCGAGCGGGGTAAAGGCCATCATCGACAAATTCACTGCTACAAACTACTCGGCGGCAATAGTGGCTATTTCCGTTAACCTTGTAACAGTCTCAGGGTCTCCGGGTAATGACAACTTGATCGTGAAGACTAAATCACTTCAGCCCGGCGAAACGACTACCTTTCCTGAGTTGGTGGGGTTTGCGTTGAACTCTGGAGACTTCATTAGTACCCTAGCATCTGCTGCAACTTCAATTAATATCCGTTGTTCTGGTCGTGAGGTGAGCTAATGAAGGTTACATGGGGTCCTGAGTTTGGAGCACTGAAACCTATCAAACCGATGAGAGGTAGAATCAATAGACTTCAGGAAGAAATGTCTCATCTGCCTCAGTTAGAACTAAAGACTGTAAATACGTTCCATGGAGGTATGTTGTGCCGTGAGGTGTTTCGACCCAAAGGAGCAATTATTGTCGGCAAGGTGCACAAGAAAGAACATTTTTACTATGTGGTATTCGGTACTGTTCGCGTAGTCACTGATGAGTCGGATAATACACTTATCGGTCCTTGCTTGGTAAAAAGTACACCGGGCACTAAAAGGGCAGTTACTGCGTTAACAGATGCTCTGTGCATGACTATTCACCGCACAGACACTGATAATGTAGAACATGCCGAGATGGAGTTAGTTGAGCCTGATTCGACTGCGTTATTCGACGCACTGAATCAAATTAAACAAGGGGTACTGAAATGACATGGGTTGCTGTGGCAATTGGGGGAAGTGCTTTATTGGGTAGCATGGCGGCAGGTGATGCAGCAGACGCACAAGCTGCTTCGG